CATCACAAGGTAAGACTAAAAGAATATACGAGATTACTATAAGACTCTATGAGTCGGTTGGTGTAGAGGTAGGTGAATCTTTAGATAACATGGAACGAATACCTTTTAGAACATCATCTGATCCTATGGATCAAGGTATACCACCATTTACAGGAGATAAAGCTGTGGAGTTTAGAGGTAATTATGATACTGATGGTTTTATTTTTGTTAGACAAACTCAACCTTTACCTTTAACAATATTATCTTTATACCCAGAACTACAAACCAATGACTAAAAATTTATTACAAATAGTGCCTTATATCTCAACTCATGGTAAGATCATTCTTGCTAATCAAATGAACCACGTTCTTATGGATAAAGATGCACAATACGAAGGCGATGCTATGCAATTAGAACAGAATGGTTTAGCTTATACTTGTATTATTAATGATGAACCTATTGCATCTGCAGGTATGAAAATCATTTGGGATGGTGTGGCAGAAGGTTGGGTGTTGGCAACAAGTAAGGTTTGGAATCACCCGCTAGTTATTGCTAGAGCTATTAAGAAAAATTTTGCAAGACTAGCAAAAGAAAATAATATAAAAAGAGTACAAACAGCTGTAAGAGCTGACTTTAAAATAGGTTTAAAGTTTGCTTCATGGCTTGGTTTACAAAACGAAGGATTAATGAAACATTATGGTTTTGATGGTTCAGATCACTTCAGATATGCGAGGATTTTTTAAATGGGTTGGCAAGGAGCAGTAGTAGCAGCAATAGGAGCAGCACAATATAAACAACAAGGTGCTTATGGTAAATTTAATCAAAGAGTACAAAATCGTAATGCTCAAGTAGCAGAGCAACAAGCAGAAATATTAGATGATAAACTAACATTAGATTTATCTACATTTGAAAAAAAATTAAGAGAACTTAAAGGAAGTGTTATTGTTAACACAGCTAAGTCTGGAGTTACCCAAGGAGGAAGTGCAGCTAATATTAGATTATCTAATTTGTATGAAGCTGAACTTGAAAAAGATAAAATGCGATATGATACAGAGATAGGAAAAGCTAGAGCATTTGAAGATGCAAATTTTTCTAGAATTAAAGGTCAAATGGCTAGACAAGAAGCAAGAATAGCACAATTAAGAACTGTTAGTGAAACAGGAACAAGTTTATTAAAGATGCAAGGATAATTATTATGCCAAAAATACCAACATATCAATCTACAGGAAGTATAACTACAGCAACTCCCAGTATTAAAAGTAATGTTCAACTTAATGTTAATCAAACTCCAGCTAGTGCATTACAACCTGTTAGTAATTTTATTAGAGATAGCTATATTCAAGAAAAAACAACTGAAGCAAATAATAAATCTTATAAAGTCATTAATGATTTTTATGAAGATCAATTTGATGCTCAAGGAAATGTTAGTCAAAAAGGTTGGTTAACTATATCTAGTGAAGCAAAACAAAAAAATAATCCTACAGAAGCATCTGAGTATTACGATACAGAAGTAGACAAACTTTATCAGTATCATAAAAATAATAAATTTAAAAATTTAAACAATTTTGAAAAAAAAGCTATTAATGCAAAATTTTCTGCAACATCAGGTTTATTAAAAAGAGAAGCAATAAAAGAATCAAGAATCAATTTAATTAAAGAAAATAAAGAAATTACTGATGATACTTTTGTTAAAGAAAGTTTATTATTAAAAGAGTTAGGACCAATGTATTTACCAGCATTTAAAGATAATATGGCAAGAATAATTAATACTAACCCAGAATATGATAGTGGTGTAAAAAAACAATTAATTAAAGCCTATAGTGAAAAAGGTTCTGAATTTTTAGCAACATCTATGGCTAATAATCAACCTAATAATTTTAAATTATCATTAAAACAAGGTGCATTTGATGATGTTCCTGCTGGTGAATTATTAAAATTAAATGGTGTAGCAGATCAAAAAATTAAAGAACAAAAATTTAACATTTTATTATCACCTTTAGATGTTCCTTTAGATGCTGATCCAAGAGACTTTACTATAGCTATTGAAGAAATTAAAAATAAAACTTTTGGTAATAACAAAGAGTTGCAAAATATTTTTAAAAGTTTAAATCCACAAGAAAGAACTGAATTTGAAAAAGCATATCAAACTAAAGCATCAGGAGTTCGGTCAGATAGAAATATAGCTATACTTACTCAAAGAGAAATTGTTAAAGTTGATACTGCTTTAGAAAGTAAAGCTATTTTTGATAACTTGGAAAAAAGTAAACAAAATAATAAAAAAAATTTAGAAAGAATATTTGGTGTCAACACATCGGCAGTTGAACAATTTACTATTATGAATGAAAAAGTAGCTAATGGATCAGCTAATAAATTATCTAATTTTGAAAAAAATGATGACATTATTAAACTTATTATTAATGATAAAGTAAATACTATTACAGATAAATTTTTATTAACTGGTGAAAGTGGAGAAGGTAAAAGTATATTAGAAAGAATAGGATCAGAGACTACTATTACTGATGTGAAATATTTAAACAATCTTTTAGCAATATCTAATCAACCAAAATTTAAAGAAAATCATACAGCATTTTTTAAATTTATAGATAACTTTAAAGATCAAGTAGCTGGTAGTGTTGCTTTACAACCATTAGATAAAAGTAAAGATGAAAGATTAAATCAATTCAAATACACAATGTACAATAGATATATTCAAGGTCTAGAAGCTGGTATACCTTCAGATCAATTATTAAAAGCTACCAAAGGAAATAAAAATTTTATTGGGTATGATTTTTATACTTTTCTTCCTGATGCTAATGATGTTTTTTTAAGTATTAGAGAGGAAATACAAAAAAATACAAAGGTTGTTATTGAAGAAGGTTTAACATTAAGAGAACAAAAAGAACAAGAATTAGGTAGAAAATTAACAATACAAGAATTTAGAGAACTTACAAAGGAAAAATAATGGCTTCATTGGCAGAAGAAATAAAAAGTTTTGAAGAAGCTGGTTTTTCTAAAACAGAAATTGAATCATTTAAACAAGAAGAAATAAAAAAATTAACTGAAGCAGGATTTCAATCTGATGAAATATTGTCAGAGTTTGGTTTAAAAGAACTTAACCTTACACCTATTAGAAATGCTTGGCAAAATATTTTAAAGGTAGGTAGAGAAGAACACGAAAGTGTTTATGCAAAATTAAAAGAATTAGAAATACAAGGCGATGATACTCCCTTTATTCAAAAGCAAAAAGAAGCTCTAGTTGGAGAAGTTTTTGAACCTGGAAAATATTGGCAAAGAGGTTGGGGTGCTGGTATTTATGACTTACACCAATCTTATGTTCGTGGAGATAAAATGCCAGAACTTTACACAACAGAACAACCAGATGATACTGGATTTTTAGAAAGAAACATTACAAACATTTCAAGATTAGTTAAAGATTTACCTGTCTATGCAGTACCCACAATAGCAGGAACTCTTGCTACAAGAAAACCTGATGTTAGTTTAGCATCGGGTGCGTTTGTTGCAGGTTCTTTACGAGAAACATATTTAAAAGCATTACAGAATGATGAGGTAAATGGTTTTCAAGAATTTTGGAAGATATGGACAGAAGAAGGCATTAAAGCTGGTGCAACTGAAGCTGCTCAAATTTATGCAGCAACTAAAACTGGTGGTTTAGTTACAGGTGGATTTAAAAAAACTATAGCACAAGCTACTGCCTTTGAAGGTGTAGGTGCAATTATACATGGAGAAATGCCAAGTAAAGAACAAATGCAAGATAGTTTATTTTTATTTGGTTTGTTTAACTTTAGTGGTGCAGCGATAAAAAAATCTAAAGATATTATAACTAAAAATGATAGAACGATGATAGAGTTTGCAGATGACATGATTATTAATAAAACTGTTTTAGAAGATGCGGCAAGTACCACTAATCAAAATCCTAGATATTATGGTGGAGATAAAAATATAACATTAAAACCTGATACTTTTAAAGAAGGATTAAAATTTAAAACAGAAGCTGAACAAAAAATAAATGATAATATTAGATTTGACGAACCAGAAGCTATAGTAACTACAAAAGAAAAAGCTGAAGCTGTTAAAGATTCTTTTGTTAAAAATTCTATTGATAGATTACATCCTGTTAAAATATTAATATCAAGAGTACAAAATACAAAAAATACTAAAGATGCTTTAAATGTTTATGAAGAATTTAGATCACTATTAGGTGTAGAAAATTTAGGTGGTACTTTTATAGAAGTAGGAACTCAAAATGCTAAACTACAAACAAACGGAAAATCCTATAAACAAGTATTTGAACCTTTAATAAATAAAGATTTTGCAGTAGTAGGACTTCCAGAAAAAATTAGTATCTCAAGATCAGCAAGAGATTTAAAAAACAAACAAACTGTAGCAGAGTTTGCTAATTATGCTGTATCTAAAAGAGTTTTAGAAAAAGAATCACAAGGAATTACAACTGGCTTTGATTTAAAAGCAGCAAAAGAAGTAGTTAACAATAAAGAGTTAATTAAAAAATATGATAAAGTTCAAAAAGAATTAACAGATTATAATAGAAGAGTATTAGAATATGCAAGAGATAAAGGTTTCTTAACTGAAGAAGCATTTGATGCAATGATTGAACTAAACAAAGATTATATACCATTTGCTAGAGTTGTAGAATCTTCTTTAAAAGATAAAGGTTTTATTCAAGGAGTATCTAATCCTTTTAAAAGAATGACTGGTTCAAAAAGACAGGTTATTGATCCTGTGGCAACTACTTATTCTAATACTTTTAATATTATAAAAAAAGTAGAAAGAAATGCTGCACTAACATCTTTTTTTAATTTAATTGAAGCTAATAAAAAATCATTTCCAGATATTAATAAAAAAACAATCACTAAATCTACTAAATTAAATGTAAAAGAGTTAGAGGATTTAGGAATAAATATGAAAAAATTTGACAACAATACACAAGCAGGTAAAAAATTAATTGACAACTTAAAAGTTTTTAGAAAAGAATTTGATAAAGTAGGAGATGATTCCGTTGCTGTATTTCGTAATGGCAAATATGAAGTATGGGAAGTAGGAAAAGAACTTGCTGATGCAATGAAAGATTTTAATCCAAGAGATGCTGGTAATTTATTTATTGGTATTGCTAGACATCCTGCTCGTTGGTTAAGAGCTGGTGCTACTTTAGCTTTTGATTTTGTTGGAGCAAACTTTTTAAGAGATACAGTTCAAGCTGCTCTTTATAGTAAGTATGGTTTTTTTCCTGTGGTTAGTTCTATGCGAGGATTGTTTGATATTATTGCTGGTAGAACAGGTATAAATAAAAATTCTCAAAAATATTATGAGTATTGGTTAAAGTCTGGTGGTATGCAATCAACTATGCTTTCAGTAGATAGAGCTGTATTTGACAAACCTGCTTTTGATATTTTAAATAAAGGACCTATTAGAAACAAAGCAGAAAATCCCATAGAAATATTAAGAGTAATATCCGAAACTTTTGAAAATGCTACAAGACTTTCAGAATTTAGAAGAGCTTACGATACTTCTATTAAAAGAGGATTAACACATGAACAAGCTATTAAAAGAGGTGGTTTTGAATCAAGAGATATAACTTTAGACTTTGGAAGAATGGGAGCAAAAATGAGAGGACTTAATCAAATTTCTGCTTTCTATAATGCTATGGTTCAAGGTTTTGATAAAGTATATAATACATTCAAACAAAGACCAACAAGAACAACATTGATTATTGGTGGAGCAATTAT